GTTTTTATCGCTATTTAGAATCTGATGGACAACTCAATTTAACAGAAATTATCGGCAACATCTACGAGAATCCAGAACTAATAGAGGTATAAGGAGAGGATAACAGATGGCAAAGTTTATAAAGCTGAATCAACCAAACGGACACACATTTTGCATTAATGTAGAGCATCTGGTTGCGTACACAGAAATTTCTCGCAAGACACATACCATGATTCATACCACTAGCGGATCATTTGAAGTGAAAGAATCAATTCAAAAAATTGATGACTTGATAGATGAGGTATAAGGGGGAGAAGAGGATGGGTAAACCGATTAAGTTTCGAGCTTTGAAAGATATCTATTGGGATGATTGGGGGCACATGCGCCAAGTATTCGAAAAAGGAAAGATTTATGATGGCGTAATGCATGCAAATGGAAATGTCTCAGGGTACAGCCCTTTCTACGATGTGACTGATGGATTAGATCAAGGTGAGTACGAATTAGTTTAAGTGGCAGTACAGGCCGAAGGCCATCGAGTCAGACCGAATAATCCCAGTGATAACGGGGGCCGGATAAGGTTTAATTATAATCTGCTCCCCATAAAGAGAGGAATAAGACAATGAGTGAAGAAAGATTTGAGGTTAAGCCTTACGGAGTTCGTTACAGATGTGAATGCGGCGGAGAAATGAAACCATCAAGTCATATACTTATGAGCATTCCTCCACAGTATCCACACGAATGCAATAAATGCAAAGCTGTAGTCAATTTGACAAAGCGTTACCCTACAGTCGAATGGGAGGAAACAGACAATGCCTAAACTGATAGACGCAGAAAAGTTGTTGGAGGATATGAAGGAACATCTCAAAGAGTTAGATGGTCAATTACCTATCAACGATGAAATTCGCTTCCAGCGCAATGATGCACAGCAGGACATTTTAGAACTATACATCAGGAAGTTGGAGAAAGGCGAATTCGATCTTACAACTGAACCAAGACCAAATTACAAGGTTACTTATAATAGATGCCGAAACCATATCGTTCCAATTTATGTTGAAGAGTACATTGTACGTCCGTCAGAAAGTGAAATGGAACATACAAAGCAATTACTTATGGCAGAAGAATATGTACTTGAGGAGTTGAACTAACTTGAAGACAGCACTTGAGATACATGATTACAATCTAATGGATGAAGATTATGAAGAATTTCTACGACGAGGATTCGAATCCTACGGCATACCAGAAGGACGAGAATCCGTAGTAAACATGGATGAAATTCACTCTATACTAATCGTAAATATGTAAGACAACCGCAAGGAGGTTATGTCCATGATTGAGATAATTCCAGTACCGCATAAAGATTTTACTCCTAAGAATGATCTCGCAGATATAACAAGAGCTTATCAGGTCCAGTTCTTCACCAACGCTGACCAGGAGGATATCAGGAAAGCCCTGTGGTTGCTAAACAATTATCGGACCATCAAGGGGCTGGTGGACAGTTATGAATTCGTCCTCAAGCAGCCGCAGGAACACGGACTTAATGATTTCGATATGGCGGGAGCAGAAGGAGCAGTCAAACGCCTCAGCACAAGCGACCACGTCTCCAATTTGCCAGCCAACGTACTCATTGCTAAAGAGACACGCCATCTTAATTACATGCTGTATAAACGAGTTACAGAGGCTGTGATGCACGCGGCAAATAACATCATTGATCCACATGAGTACAAGATCGTAGAATTACTGTTCACTGGTGAAAGGAAGTTCAGATACAAAGACGCAGTAGAGTACATGAGACATGAAAGGAAAAAAGGAATCTACAGCATAGAGGCTACTACGTTTGCCGAGAAGCGCCGGAGGGTCATCGCATCCCTTGCTAACACGTTATTGTTTAATGGGACGCTGGATCATGTGACGATAGATTATGGGCGTGGACGAAACAAAGAAGGCGAAATCGGATTAAGACAACTCAACCGCGAAGGGTAGATACCTGGAGCGGTATTTTTTTGCCCATTCACATAATAAGGCGTAATTTCCGTAGCGTAGCAGCACAATACCCCAAATATAATAAAGATACCGAGGCGAGAGCTTCCGTACTACTCTATATCTGGTTGCGGCAATCTGTGACGGGACATCACACCGCAGCTCATACCCGAACACCTCCTGGGCAACCGTGATCTCAGCGGCTAAAGATATGGATCGAGAATGTGAACCGGATACGTAAATAAATAACCGGGTCGAACTACTAATTGGAGACAGTGCACAGAGGGGAATACCCCGAAGCATTAAAGGTGCACATTGTTGCCCAAGCCGGGGCATGGCGGATTAGCGGTATCCGCATATTATAAATTACCGCCCAACAATAAACCGTTTGTGCTCACGGATAAATGGGCGCACCATAAAAACAGTCGATGACCCGCCTAGGGGGTATGTGTGAAGGGGATGGCCTGAGAAGCCGGAGGTCTGAACACCATCGGCTGTTTTTATGTTTTGAATATGGTATATTATGTATGAGGTCGAATCGTTAGCGGTTCAGCTTTTCAGCGTAACTGCTGGGCTCAGTAAAGAGCGCAAATCACCGTATACGTCTCACGGTTTGTATGAGCGTTATTTAGTGGCAATTGATGGCCTTTTTAAGGGTAAACGCTAAGGGAGGCTCTGGAACATGGGCTTGTAGATATGCGCCATCGGTTGCTTTTTCATATTACCAAGCGTTTGGAAATTTGGAGGTAATATCTATGAAGTTCGCAGAGGCGATTAGGCTTTCAAAGAAGTATGCTGAGTGCCCAAAGTGTGGGAATGGAAATATTGGAGCAGGTGAAGGAACAATCAACATTGACGAAAACTCATTTGAACGCACCTGTAAGTGTGGCTGGAGCAAAACGGTGAAGGATGAACAGAATTCATAGTGCTTTACATTTTGCGTGTAAAGCAATTTGCCTAAAACGTGCTGATCTGTAAAGTGATATTCCTGTATATGGGATATTGGTTGTTAAATACCTGGTAATTCGGGGAAATGGTTGTACTGCTCGCAAAGCAGGAAAAGTTTCCTTGCCAAAAAAGGGAAATGCTTTCTCACGCCGAACTTTCATATTAGAACGGGGGTGAGAAAGTGAATGAAAGACAGGCGGAAGAGATGCTTCAGTATTTATCCGAAATAAACAGCAGACTGAAAAACATTGAAAATAACTCTGATAATCTTCACGCTTTTAAAAAATCGCTAGAAAACATTGAGTATGACGTTGAAAAGATTAAAAAAAATATATTGGATAGATAAATGCACCTTAGGGTGCTTTTTTTATTGATGTGGTGACGGAATAGGTAGACGCAATGTAGCGGTGTAGCTAATGGCCTTCGGTAAAAGGGCGCTGAAGCTTCAGCAATATCGGGCAGAAACGAGATACCGCTAAATTTACCATGCAAGGTGTGAATCCTTGCCTACATCAAAACAAACGAGCGGTATGCTGACAATGTCCTGGAGGCATTGGATGGGATACCGCTTTTTAATGTACATAGGAATAAATTACCAAGAGGATAACTCCCGCTGTGCATAGAAGACTCTCTGAAACATCAGCGGAGGAATAACTATGAATTCTGATCCATTACTGAAGGTAATGAAAGGATGGCTTAAGAAGCAAGAACAGATATTTGCTATTCCCACTGGGAGTGATCAAATCATAATAATCAACGGAAAAGATATTAATAAGGTGATGCGAGGAGCAAGCGACACGATTTTAGCTGTTACAGCAAATGGGAATTACCGCATACTAAACGAAGATTGTGTAGCAGCAATGCTAATGCCTAAGGAATTGGAGAAAGCAGATATGCAACGTATATCCAATAAACTACATATCAACCTTCGGCGAGTGCGAGGAGTTGACCGTAAGAAACGGAGTGTTATGGTTGAGGGGCGGACACATATTGTTGAACGAGAGTATTGGGAGAGATTCATTCAGGCTTACGATAATCAATAGGAAAATCGCAAAGTTATCTTTTCATAGACTTTTGACGTAGTAAATTCGAATTAAATTCATGTTACATTGTACATACAACCAGTATATCTTCATCAAGTAGCGCCTCTTTGGGCGCTTTTTCTATTTCTATGAAACAAAATTATACTTAAGGAGAGATAACAATGATACTAAATGGATTGCGATTAGAGCTGACTATTCATGCACATGAGCAATTCACTGAAAGGGTAGGGCCGGCGACGTTTGAAGAGATTCGGGATGCCGGACGTGAACAATTGGCAGTAGGGGACTACAGACGAGATGGAGATTTCATCAAGATCTATGATGCCTGGTGGATATTCACTATTCGCGAAGGAAAGGTTGTGCTGATCACATGCTATGGTAACAGTCACTTTGATGTACCGAGGGCATTAGCTTGGGCAAGGAAACATGATGATCGGATTACACTGGATAACTTCCAGATTAACGAAGGTCAGCAAATCATATAGGCAACAACCGACAGCGCCGATGAAGGGCGTTTTTTATTTGTTAAGGAAAATTTTCCTTAACCAATTGTTTGCTTGTAAGCCTTCTGTAACGTTACAAGAATTACAAGTTAAACCCTTATAGAATAAGGCTCTTCATTATATGCATTCAAACTTGTAACGCTTCAAACGTTACAAAATGCCATTACAAGCGTTACAAGACGTTACAAACGTTTCAAGAATAGAAAAGGGGTATGCTCAGTGGCAAAGCCATCGAAGATAGAAACATTAGGGTGTCAGGAAATTGTGTGGGCTGGTGTGAGGAACGGAAAGACTGTACGAGCAATCGCTGAAGAATGTTCTGAATGGGCTAACGAGCAAGTATCGCATACAGCTGTAGCGAAGTATGTCAAAGAGAAGGGGACGGCAGAACAAGCCAAGAAGAAAGACGCAATTGTGGCTGACCGCAGGCGTGTGATTAAGACAGTTCATCAGGAGATAGATATTATTCAAACCAACCTTGATGCAACCAAACGCCTCATTGATCGTTTTGAACTGGTGGACGATCTACCGAAGTTGTTCAGAGAAGAAATGGATGAACTCATAAATAAACTCATGGAAGACGGTGAGGAGTTCAACTACGTTAGCTTTATTGAAGGCTGGCAGAATTCATTTGAAGTGGAGTTGCGTCGGAAGGTAGTTGAAATAGTATCACTTAACCGTGAGGTACGCGAGAACATGAAGTTCCTTGTTGCATTAAGGGAGAAGGCGTTCCAATTCGAGCTGGTACAAGAGTACATTAACATCTTCATGGAGATATTCCAGGAAGAGTCTAGTGATGGAGCTTATGACCGTTCGATCATCCGTATATCCGCCAACCCACGAATGAAGCAATTGATTGATCAGCAGAAGCTTTATACAGGAGGCGGTGAATAGATGTGCTGGCAAAACTGCATGAACAGATCCGTAAAGCAGCTGAAGCAATCGGAGGAGCAAAAGGTCCGAAACTAAAGTACATTGATCTGGCTGGAGAAATAAACAGAAAGATCGAAAGTGAATATAGAGATAATCCAGCAGGCCTTAAAGAACTCAAGGGAAACCTTGATGACTTTGAGGCCTTTTGTTTTGAATTCCTCCGGATTAAGACTAAGACGGGGGATATCGTACCACTCACGCTTAACAAGGCTCAAAAGAAACTTGCAAAGACTGTCTTTGAACAGATCAATTTAGGCAAGCCTGTACGTATAATCATTCTGAAAGCACGGCAGATGGGATTCTCCACGACAACAGAAGCTATTATTTATTATTTGTCTTCATTGCAGGAGGCGAAGAATGCATTTATTGTAGCTCAAGACTCGAGCGCCTCAGAAAACCTTTACGATATGTTTCGGCTTTACTATGACTATATACCCGAGCACATTAAACCAATGCGCAAACGGAACAACAGCCGCCGCCTTACGTTCGAAAGCCCGGCAATGAAGGACGTTGATCGTAAAAAGGAGCCGGGGCTTAAATCCAAGATCACAGTGCAGTCCGCAGAGAACCGAGTCCTTGCCCGTTCAGAGACGATTCATTACCTCCATATATCAGAGCTGGCGTTCTGGCCGGAGAACCGTAAGAAGAAACATCTTGCTTCCCTATTCGCCGCCCTTTCCAAGGAACCTCGCACAGTTGGTATCATCGAATCCACAGCAAACGGCATTGAGATATATAAAGAAATGTGGGATAACGCTGTAGCCGGTAAGAACGACTACATTCCACTGTTCTTCCCATGGTTCGATATGCCGGATTATCGGATGAAGCTTCCGGTTGACTTTGAACTCACCAAGGAAGAGATCGAGTTAAAAGAAAAGTTCAATTTAGCTGATGAGCAATTAGAATGGCGACGCTATACAATCAGGAATGACTTTGAAGGTGATGAAAAGCTATTCCGGCAGGAGTATCCTTCCACACCAGAAGAGGCATTCTTGGTCACAGGCCGGACGGTGTTCAATCAAGACAAGCTTGACGCCATGACCAAGCATACCAAAAAAGGAATCAAATACTCAGTAGTCATTCCTCCGGCAATTGAAGGTGCGGGTTATGACTGGACATCGGTCAAATTCATTGAGGATGAGCGTGGGGAGTTTGAAGTATTTAGTGAATTTGATCCAGACAGAGAGTATTGCATCGGAGCTGACGTAGCTGAAGGGCTTGAAGGTGGAGATGCTTCAGCAGCATATATCATTGATGCAGATACCGGCGAGGACGTTGCAGCAGTTTACGGACAAATGGATCTGGATATCTACGCCAAGCAACTGGACTACGTAGGGCGTTTGTATGGCGATGCGCTGTTAGGCGTAGAAACGAACAATGTGGGGCACAGTGTGATTAACACGCTGTTGAACGTGACATTCTATCCGAACCTTTATCATCATGATTCCTATAACGCTGAAGCTGGAACGAATGAGAATAGACCCGGATGGCCTACAACAACTGTCACGCGTCCGATACTCGTAGACGCGCTTATAGAAGGCATTCGAGAGGGAGTATGGCGTATCAATGATGCTAACCTAATCAGCGAAATGAAGACGTTCGTCCGCAATAGAGCGGGAAAGCCGCAGGCTATGGGCAAGGGAACATTAGGCGGCTGCAAAGATGATAGAGTCTTAGGATACGGGATAGCCCATCAAATGAGATTACGCCGTCCACCAAGCAATAAACATGTGATGCTTCCAGGCATTGGTAGTGTTACAATAAAGAGAAACTAAAGGGGGATTTGCAGTGGAAAATGAAGTGCTGAAAAACCTTGAAAGATACATCGGTAATCTTGTTGGACGAACATTCATCAAGAGCGTGGCTATTGAAAATGGAGTTGTGAATATTTTCTATTATTCAAACTATGAAGACTACAAAACAAACAATGAAAACCCCTTAATATCGGAAAAGGATTATGATGAATACTTTACTCAAGGCACGATCGACAAAATATTAGTTGGAGAACCGGTCAGAATATTGAGAGAATTCCCTTTCGTGAATAATGTATATCTTGCACTTCCTTTTAATGCAACATTATTCAATATTGATATATCAAGAGAACAGTTAAATGCATTTCTAGGCTATGAAATTGAAAAGTTGAGTGTGATTGACGATTCGTGGAGGATAAAATTTGCAGACGTTTATATCTACAATAGAAAGAACCGCGATAGTTATTTAAAAAAATTCGTAAGAAAACACGATATCCAAGCTTGAATTATTTTAACGTAATTCATCAATTCAAACACCGTATTTATACCGGATAAAATATCTATAAGCCAAAAAAAGCAGAAGGTGAACATATGAAATTCACTATCTGTTTTTTTTATTTTGCGATTCAATCTGATGTTTCCTAGTATTGGAGGTGTTACAATAAAGAGGAATTGATTTTCAATTCAATATTATAGATTAAGGTGTAGGTGATTTTGATTGGAAGAAATGGAAGCATCATATGTTAAAAACGTAAACTCAGATATAAATGCCTCTATCGAAGTTATTGGAATGGATTACTATGAATCAAAAATTGGGAAGTTAAATGCTGAATTGATTGTAGATAAAAGATACACACTAGCTTTGAGAATAGTATTTGTTATTATCACTGTAGTGGGATTGGCTGATATAACTACCTTAATTGAATTGGTTACTAATTATGTCTCCATACCAGTAACTGTTTTTTGTGCTCTTATGGTTGCTGCTAGCTTTGGCAGACAAAGTAAACAGGTAGCCATTGAATCTGAGATAAAGATTCTTGAAAGGCAGAAGAATAGGCTAGAAAGCAGTAAAAGTAGCTCTATTTTATATGGCGCTCCTGGACATGCCGTTCAAAATAATACCAATCGTTACTTTGATACATTGGTCAGTATAAATCTGAAAAATCTTGAGGACTATTATGAGTTGGTAAAAATAAGCAATAAAAAGTCTTTTAACGCTTCGTTAATAGTCAGTATAGCTGGTTTTTTAATTATAGCGGCTGGACTGATCACTTCTTATGTTGTGGAAGGAGCTAAAGATATAGCCTATATTGCAGGGGCTTCAGGAGTCGTAATAGAAATCGTTTCGGGTTTGATGTTTTATCTTTATAGTAAGACGATAATGCAACTAAAAGAATATCACGACAGTTTGTTAAGTGTTCAAAATATGTTATTATCATTCAAATTGTTTGAGGACCACAAGGAGTCGATTGACAGTACAGAGATAATGAAACAAATGATTGAACATTTATTAGTGTCAAAGTCTAAGTTGTAATCCTGATTATCCGTAGTAACCCCGAATAAAACCAATGATATTATTAATCCATAGAAGTATGAACGAATACAGAAGGTCAGGAAACTTTTCCTGCCTTCTATTTTATGTTTACAGATAAAAAACCGTCTATATTATCGTAGACGGTTTAAGGATTCATTTTTTATCCTTCGGAGGATTGGGGTCGTTGCCATAACTATTGGATTGGGCGATTTTACCATCCTTGTTATGAATACGATGTTCGGTAGAATCTTTTTTCGCTTGATCTCTACCAGCTTTTTGTGCCTCGGTCTTTGTATCTCCGTGGCTCACCGTTTTGCCTCCTTGTTTGTTGTCCCAACCTCCTTTAGGATTCGGTACTGTATGAACTGGTGGTTTCTTGTCTTTTGTCATATTGTTTACCTTCCTTCATTTGGGTTTAACATTAATACGATAAACCAAAACTATTGTTCCAATAATTTGATTGAGTATGTTAAGAGGAGGTGAAAACTTGAAATGGTATCATAAAGCCATATATTCATTTGCAAACGCAGTGCTTCCGGTATCGGTGAAGCGCCAGATGATGGGTGTGGGCAGGTCGACGGTAACCAGCAACTCAAACAATTGGGGCATATTCAACTGGTTGCCGAAGAAATATCAGAGTGCCCATAACATTGATCTGACCAAATTACAGAGCTACACGGCAGAAGAACTGCTGGAACTACTTATATCCGTTCATCCGGACATTTCTCATGCATTATACACATACCTCAGAATGGGAGATACCGAGTTAACCTTCACAGCTAAGAAAAAGACAGGTAGTGATAACAAGTCCGGGCAACGAGAGCTGGACGCAATTAAGGAAATGCTTGAAACACCCTTGCCTTCACCAGGTTACCAACATGGACGGTCATTGGATAAGCTGGATACGATCCAACGTATGATGATCATGGTTCGCGGGGCTTGTGCTGGTGAAGTGGTCTTAAATGAGCGTTGTAATGATGTGATCGACATTGTGCCTGTAGATCCGGCGCTGATATGGTTCCGTAGGGAGCCGGTCACGAACAGGCTTGTGCCATGGCAATACGTCAAGAACCCTGGCAGCAGGCAAACTGGTGAGGAATGGTTCGGACAATACAAAAAGATTGACACTCCGACTTTCATCTATGAAGAGTTCGATCCAATGGTAGATGATCCATATGGTCGAACACCATTCCTGCCGGTGCTGCAAGTCGTATTCTTTCACCTTCAGGTGCTTCAGGATCTCAAAGCGGTTGTTCATAACCAGGGCTATCCACGATTGGATATTTCGATGTTGGAAGAAATCATGCTGAAGAATATGCCGACAAGCATCAAAGGTAACGCTGCAGCTCAGCAAACATGGCTTAAGGAACGAATGGATGAAATGCTCAACCACTTCAATTCACTCAACCCTGACGATGCCTTAGTCCATTGGGACAGTGTAAAGGTCGAATATTTGAAAGGCGGCAACAGCGGCCCAATGATCGACATTAAGAAGCTGATCGACATCATTGATACCCAGATGGCAACCGGCTTGAAGACGCTGCTCACCTTATTGTCACGGCATCAAGGTTCCACAGAGACTTACAGCTCAGTGGATACCCAAATATATATCAAGTCCGTAGAGTCCGCCCGGAGCGTAACCAAACGTTTCTGGAAGCGGGCTTTTTCTATGGCTGTGAGAGTGCGTGGAGTGCAAACACAGGTTGAAGCTGATTATGCACCGATTGATTTGCGTTCTGATATGGAGCGAGAGCGAGATCTGAGAGCTAAGCTTAATAACTACGTACTGGCTGAAAAAGAGCGTTACATCACCACTATAGAGGCTGCAACAGAAGCACGTTGGATAATGGGGCTTAATCCTAAAATTCCACCAGAACTTCTGGCAGAGCTTGAAAAAAAGTATAAAACCGATCCAAACGAACAGATTCCACCGAATGGAGGTGAGTAGTCAATATGCTACCAACAGTAGGTCGTATGGTTCATTACTATAGTTATGGTACTCCTGGCGGTGAATACAAAAGCGAACCGAGAGCTGCAATCATCACTCAGGTTCACAATGCTACATGCGTTGATTTATGTGTGCTTAATCCAACTGGCATGTTCTTCAATCAAAACGTTGTTCAAGGTCAAGACGGAGGTAAATGGGACTGGCCACAAAGATTGTAATTCTGATGCGCTAATGAGCGCGGAGGTGATCGAATATCTAATTGTTCATTACGAGAGGGAGGTGAGAATTAGTAAATGGCTAAACCAACAACTGAGCAATTAGCATTAATCAATCAACTTGCCCGTGTTCCACTCACGGAAGATGAAACTTACGTGTTTCCTGCAAAGCTAGTGGGTGATCAAATGATCCCTAATCGTTTTTATCGCCTTACTCCTAATTTTTTGCGGAAAATGGCAGTCCAAGCTAAAGCAGGCGTATCACTATTGTTGGATCACTCATGGGCTAACCTTGGTATTCTAACAGTTCCAATAGGAAGAACCTTTGAAAGTCGATTACAAATGGATGGTGATGAACTGGCACTGTATGCAGATCATTACATGAAACTTGGCCAAGAAGTCGGAGATATCAAGATTGACCAAATAGCAGATGGCATTGATGCCGGAACTATCTTTGATACTTCAATTGGCTTCACGGTAAGCAGCCAGACGTGTTCGATCTGTGGTCAGGAGTATTTCGGTGGGAATTGTCCTCACATTCGCGGTAGAGAGTATGATACTAAACTTTGTACTGTTGATATCAATGACGGAGATCTCATGGAGAATTCACTTGTCTTTGACGGAGCTTATCCCGGTGCTGGGGTAGTAGGGATGAGTAATACCACGGAAACTCAAGCAAGTGCCAAATGGGAGTCTTTATCTGAAGATGCGAAGTCACTACCAAGTGGCGGACGCGTCTTTTATTCTTTTAGCGGAAAATCTGGGCTTGATGGATTTGTAATCAAGCAAGAAAAAAACAATGAGCCTGAAACACAGGCCAAAGGAGATGACACTGTGACAGATGAACAAAAAGCTGCTTTAGCAGCATCACAAACACAAGCAACTGCACTAGCGGCTGCAAATGGTGTACTCGGACAAGTCCGAGCAGCATTGGGTGTTGAACATGACGCTGATATCCCGGCGAAACTGACGGCTTTGAGTGCTCAAGCTGCTGATGGCGCGGCGTACAAAGTTAAAGTAACAGAACAAGCCTGTGGCGCTGGTGTCCGGGCGCTGGGCGAAGCATTTAATACTGAAACCATGAAAGCTATGCTGTCTCACTTGCCGGTATCTGAAATCGAAAAGATCAATGCAACCTATGAAGCACAGGCTCAGGCTGCACTGGGCGGTGGTGGACGACATACCGAAGGTGATAACCCTGAACTTCCTGCCGGTGCAGCCAACGGAACACCACCTGCCAATGCGCAAGCAGCGGCTCAAAAGACACCAGAGCAACTTCAGGCAGCTGAGAAGGAAGCAGCTAAGACGGCTGCAATTGCAGCCCTCAAAAACACTGGCAGAGGAAATCTGCTGAAGGAGGACAAGTAGTATGAATGGTTCACAATACAATGGCGCTCCGGGCCCTGGTCCAATTTACACTCAAGAATTCACAGAAGTTCTTGCCTCGACGGATCTACAGGCCAAACTGCCCGGAGGAATCATGCTCAAAAAAGGACAAGGAGTCCTAAAAAAAGGAACAGTTATTGGAAAAATAACAACAGCAGGTGCAGATAAAGACAAGGCGGTAGCTTACAAAGCTTCAGCGAGCGATGGATCTGAAGTTGCCTTGTGCATTCTTGATAATGATCATGATACAACTAATGCTGATATCGGCGCCTCAGCGTGGATTGCCGGCATATTCACTGAATCTAAATTGACAGGCATTGATGCAGCGGCTAGGACAGCGCTTAAGCTTTGCTACTTTGTATAAGGGGGAAAAACATAAATGCCAAATGTACTTGATCCATATTTTCTAACTGAAGTTGTCGAGAATATCAGAACAGACGTCAACAGTTTCCGTGGCGCTCAAATTTTGACCAACGGCGTTGATTTCAAACCGGAACTTGGACTGACCATCGAATACGATATTAAGTATGACGATACTGGTATGACACCACCTACCGGCTTAAATGATCCTTCGCCGATCCACTCAGCGCCTGTTGTGAAGCACATGAACTTCACTAACCAAGAATGGCGTGAAAAAGTCATTATCGACCGTGAGAAGATTGCAATCCTCCGCAAGCCAGGAACAACCCTTGAACAAACATGGGGCGAAGAATACATGATTGACCAAATGGTTAACCTCAACCAACGATTGGAAACACGGTTTGAGTGGATGCGTTGGCAGTCACTTACGGGCAGTCTTATAGTTCCAGCTACAGCAAATAAGCCGGCTCGAACAATTGATTATGGCGTACCATCCAACAACAAACCAACTGCATCAGTGCTTTGGAGTAATGTAGCGACGGCTGATCCTCTGGCAGACCTCGATCTTTGGATTCTCAGATTCCGCGGTAGTGGTGCTCGGCCAGTGAGAATTGTCGTTAACAAGCAGGTAGATATTTATTTGAAACAGAATGCCAAAATTCGTGAGTTAATCAAGTACACCTATGGCAAGGATGTAGTTACATCCGGATCTCTTGCTGAAATCATCAGTCAGAACCTGAACGGTCTTCAGTATGAAGTTTACGATGGCGGATACATTGACGATAACGGAACATTCTATCCTTTCATCCCTGATAACGCCTGCATCATTGTAGGACAAGGTATGACTGGTTCTATTATGGATCTAGTAACCAGCCCGAACAACTATGAAGATATCTTCACTGGTCATATAGGTAAGTTCGCAATGGCAAAATTGATTAAAGGCGATCCTGACCAATGGCAAGCAATTAACGGTGCAACGGTTCTACCGCGTCTGAAATACGTCAACTGGCATATCTTTGCTACAGTGGCGTAAGGGAGGGGCATACCATGACAATCGTAAAAGTGTTGGTTGATGCTGTAGGGGAATATAATGCTGGGGACATCGTAACAGATGCCCCCGAAGGTCTTGTTGATATTGTAAAGAGACAAGTTCGGAACGCAGCTACGGGTGAGTTGCTGGCTATTTTCGTAAATAGCAATGAAATTGTCAGTGATAATCCTTCCGAACGCGAACTAGAACTCCAAGTTCAACTTGAAGAATCTAAAGCACGAGAAGCGGAGCTACAAGAACAAATTGCAATGATCCAAGCAGATGGAGAGTTCAAAGAACTTAAAGCTGCTGCTAAGGAATTGAAGATTCCTGGTTACACCAAAATGGATGCTGATGAGCTGAAAGAGGCTATCAGAGCTGCTGGTGGTGACGGTGATGGCAAATAAAATCCTTACCACGGAAACATATCATGAGGAAATAAGAGGGCGTCTAGGAGTCGGTGAGGATGTATTATCCGATGCTGACATAGACGCTCTTTCTGTTTTACCCATAGCTGAAGCGAAGGTTATTACAGCAGTTCCGGATTATGCTGAACTGATTGATGATGATAGGAACTATGTATATGCAGCGGCTGTAAGCATGGTCGCTGCCATACTGGCTCCATCTATGACTGCAAGAATTGCCAAGTCCAAGAAAGACTTCGATTACTCCATTGAAAATCAAGTTGTGGATTGGCGTGCATTTGGAATTCAATTAATTGACGATGCATATGCGCTAATTGATTTGATATCCACTGTGACACCAGGAACAGATGCCCCGATATTTGGCGTTGCTGGACCAACACGATACAAGGAAAGGCGGCGTTACTGATGTTCAAACAATTCGCTCACCGCCACTCTCCGTGTTCTGTAAACGGCGATCCGGATGTAGTTATACTTTCTAGGGATACCCGAGCAACAACGATTGTCGGCAAAGAATACATGTACAATGGTTTATTTGCTCCAACATCGCTTGTGAAACCGGGAGACTTAATCGAAAACGGTGATACTTTCTTTGTTCAAACCTTGCGTCCAACCACTGAGAAGGATAAATACTGTTCATTGATCAAAACCAATGCAACAATAACAGTCGAACGTTACTCGCAAAAGTATGACGAAAATGATAATGCTATCGGTGACGAAGAGTACAAGCCAGTTGCAGAGAATGTTATCGCTTTTGCTCAATACGTCACTGCGCGACTACGCCAAGACGATCCTGGGTTACTACCCTCCACAACTTACACGTTGCAATTACAAACAACGGTTAATATAAAAGACCCGCAGGACGCCATCCATCCAGATCAGGTCATTCTCCACGGTAAGGCTTATCAGGTGGATGCCGTTGATGTAGTCAAATACCCAAATCTACTGCATGTGCAGTTATCGGACAGTGTACGATGATCACTGGATATGATGCTACAAGGGCGTCTAAGGATTTAGAACACAAGCTGTCTCTCCAAATTACCGGGTTAACAAAGATTGTCCTACTGACTGCTAAAGGTGGCATTCGCTACTATCCAGCAGTACGAGATAAACTTCAAATGGAAATGTTCGTACTCGCTAATCAGATGATTTCAGGAGATATTACAGCAGATTACTGGCAGGCATGGCTTGAACAGTTTGGTAAGGGATCTTTAATGGCGGATGCCTCACAAAACCCCGGTTTAGTTACTTACATGAATTCTGATGCGTGGAATCGACTAAGATCACGCAGCAGTAAGGTGGTTGTAGGGCGTGGACAAGGGAATTACAAAAGCATAGATGGTACGATGCGTTTCTCAGGCGGTGGCTATGCTGGAGTGGACCTGGAGGAGCTAGCAGAACGCGGAGATATTGACCCGAAGTTCAAGCCAACACCACCGACCTATTTTCTACGTATCGCAATCCAGTCCAATCGTAATCGAATCCTACAAGGGATTACGGAGGTAATTGAAAACTTTCCATACCACAAGTACTTTTTGGAGGATAAGACATGAGCCTTCATCTGATTGATGCTATTCAGAACACGCATAAGGCTGACACGGCGCTTATGACTATGCTAAAGCTTACGCCAACTGCAAATGGCGAACAAATGGCAACTCGCTTCACAAAAGGTGTAGAGCCTGAAATAGTAGTGACAAAAGAAACCGTACCACATATCTGCCAGTACATTATGCCGGGGCAATACGGACGAAACCCACTCGTTTTTCAAGGTAAGTTTTGTATAGACTTTTACGGTAAGACTGGCTATGAGGCGAAGCTATTATTCGAGCGGTCATTTGAACTTTTGCATGATAAGCGGATCGTTCAGCCTAAGTTCCACTCATTTTTGTGCGTGTTAGCCTACGATGGCGACTTTGCAACAGGGATCAGCGGTGTTAAGAGTTATAAAGGTATCTACGATATCGACTATATCCGTATTAATTAAGCAGGGTTAAAGTATGAACGTGATTGTAAAGTGTAATTGAAGTAATATAGAAATAAGGAAAAGGGGTGATACGGTGACAGAGAAACCCGAACTTAAGAAAGAGCCGACAGAGCTTGAGGAACTTGTGAAAGAAAAAGTTAAGCTGGCTAAAAGGCTCGGACTAATGGAGCAAGGTACACAACCGATTGAAGGATATAAAGAAACGAACGATTACAAACGAATTCAAGAAATTGATTTAAAACTATGGGAACTGATCAAATAAACTGATCAGTTCCTTTTTTATTACCCAAGGAGGGATATACGAATGCAGGAACCATTAGTATTTGATGGAGTCGGTAAGATATGGATGAGAGATTACGATGGGACTCTAAGATACATTGATGAAAAAATTAACAGTGTTATGTTCGCACCGCAGTTCTCCTGGACGAAGGTATTTGGTGGACAGTCCGGTTATGCATTTCACTTGACCGCACAAGATTTGCAAGATGTGCTTACAATTGAGCTGCCGCGTTATTCTGCTGTAATTGCTGAGATTTCTCAAGGGGCAGAGACAAAAACAGGTCCTGTTGAAATCGATGAGAACGAAGAGGGCATTCTCGGTGCTACTGGATATGCCATCGAAGGAATTGAAGCTTTTGGTGGTACGTTTGTTAAGGATAGCGACGAGGTCTATCTTAAAGCGGTAGATGGAACGCTAAGCAAGCTTGAAAGAGTGGCTTCAACACCAACCATTGGGCAATATGCAATTACGGCGGACGGTGTTATTACATCTGCAACAGGGAATTTGAACAAAAATGTGATTGTGACCTATAAATGGTCCAAACAAGGAACATCCAGCAACTTCAAAGGAACACGGCGTCCTAAACCATTTAAGTTTGTTCACCGTTTTGAATTGATAAATGACCGAACAGGTCAACCGGTGCAGGTGCAGTTGACGGTATACAAAGCTGTGGGTGGCGGTACGCTGAATGTTGGAGCTGCACGTAAGACTCCTAGCACAAGCACTCTTAATCTGGAGGTTTTGGAACCAGATGTCACTCCAGATAATCCAGAAGGTATTGCAGCAACGATTATCTTCGTAGACTAGAAGCAACAATTAACAATGACGGTCCCTCGCTGTTATAGCGGGGGATTATCTATTTTGAGGAGGAATAACAATGCAAAAGCAAATCGATGAAACGTTAAATATAGGTTCAGAAGTCAGACTGGCTGAAGGACTTGTTAAGAATGTGAAAATCGGAACTATTGGAACTATACGACAGGTTCGAAGAATCATGAAGGAGATACCTTATCAATTTTCTGTATCTATCGGCCGGGAACCATGGATCGAAAACGATCTAGGAAAAGCTGTGGACTGGCCTAAGATAGAAGCTGCCTATCGCGAATCTTTCAATCTTATTTTTGAAGACGGTCTGCCAGATGATGAATATGATCAGGTCGATTTCGAAGGTATCGAGGAGTTGGAAAAACTCATTACCCGATTTCTATGAGGAATCGTTCCCTCCTGATCCGGACGCTGAGGAAGAAAGCGAGAGCGAAGGGACGGAAGAGGGAAGAGAACAAACACTACTTGATGCATGGGCCTTATGTGTAACTCTAGGCATTCCAGATAGCGAATGGGAAAACATGACTTTCCCTAAGATATACGCTCTCAAAAGAATTAGAAAGAGGAATCAAGAGTTCCAAATTGCTCTTCACGGTGGAGAAATCACCAAAAAGCCGAAGAAAGCAAAGTATTTATCTGATTTAGGTATCTTTCCAAAATAAAAAGAGGTCTCCGCATGATGCCGGGGACCTCTTTTTCTGTATGTAGACGTGTCAGTAGCAAGGAAAATTTTCCTTAACAATCAAGGGGTGATGGCAATGGCAGACAACAAAGATGTAGTTGGTGCTCGAATAAGTTTAGATACTTCTAAAATGATCCCAGCATTTAAGGCGATTGACCAAGGAGTAAAAGGGAACGCAGAAACCTTTAAAGTGCTAAATCAGGAAATTACGGTAACCACTAAAAACTATACAGCGTTAGCAACGGCTTCTAATAAACTTGCCCTCACTTCTGAAGAGCGGCGAAAGAAGATCATGGCTGAGTCGGAAGCTCTTGTTAAACAACGAACAGCTCAAACCGAGCTGATACAGACAAAGAAGAGCCAGATGGAACAAGCTAATAAATTAGTTGATGCTAAAATGGCTGCACAAGAAGCTATCATTAGAAAAAGATATGATGCTATTGAGCAACAAGAGCGAGAACATCAAAAACGGATGGAAACATTACAGAATAAAGCCACCGCTAGTGCTCTCAAATTAACAACAGGAAGTTCGTCATCTACAGGAACAGATAGTACACGAGAACGTGTATTAATGCAGGAACAAGTGATCCGGCAAAAAATAGCTCAATTAGCTGAGAGAGAAAGTCAACAATCTCAGAAATATGCAGCGAACTACGAGAAGTTTTGGTTGAATGCATTGCAGGCTAGAGAACGTAAAGAAACACAGGTTCGCGAAAAGGCATTACAAGAAGAACAGCGTATTCGCCGTTCGTTGACTCAGACACAGACTCAGATCAACGGAATTACGAGTACAGCCGCACAGTTTGCTATGACGGGAACTTTGTACTATGCCTTTACGAGAGGAGCCACTGAGGCAATCAGTCTCCTCAAAGACTTTGAATATGAACTAGTTAACGTGCAGCGGGTCATGGGCGAATCCGCGGACGTTGGATATGTCAAAGATTCCATGATATCCAGCGCCAAGGAATATGGGTATGCACTTCGAGAAGTCGCGAGTGTTTATACACTCATCGCTCAGAACGGTTTTGACGAGAAGCAAACTGAACAACTGGCCAGAACAGCACTTATGGCTAAAAACGTTGAACAATCCTTCCAAAGTGCATCCCAGGCTCAAGAATTAATGACAGGAGCAATTCTCAACTACGGGATGGCTGCTGAAGACTCCGAAAAGTTGCTTGATAAACTCAATGAAGTTTCCAACAACTTTCCAACAACATCTAAGAAGCTCTTAGAAGGTATAAACCGAGTGGGTGCTACAGCTAAAAACGCTGGAGTGGACATTGACGAACTCATCGGATACTTAACTACACTGAATCAAGCTGGTTTTTCTGGTTCTGTAGCTGGTAATGCTATAAAATCCTTTATTAGTTTCTCCAGTAGACCTATAGCAGTAGACAAGCTAGAAAAGTATGTTGGAGTGATGAAACAAGCCAATGGCGATATGATGAAGTTCCCAGAATTACTTAGTAAGATCGCAGCTCAGTGGGATAACCTCTCAGATGTTGAACGTAACGAAATTACGCAAGCGATCGCTCGGGGAGATCAAGCATCAAGGTTTATCGCATTAATGAATAACTACAGTAAGGTTATGGATGTAGCTAAGGTTTCAGAGGAATCATTTGGATCTGCACAAAGAGAAAATACTTTGACTATGTCCACCTTAACGAAGCAGTCTGAGCAATTACGCGCATCTTGGGATGAGATGATCGTCTCTATTGGTGATAGCGGATTACTTGGAGGATTAAAGTTAATCGTTGGCCAAGCTACTATCTTGCTGGATGGATTTAACCATTTACCAAGTCCAATTAAAAATACCGTTACGGCGATCCTTTTGTTAGGAGGCGCAATTTCTGTTTTAAATGCAGGTACAAGGATTCTAACCGGACAAACCCTTGTCTCTTTAGCTACAGGTGTTGCAGGAGCGGCTAAAGCTATGCTCGGGATGAAGGTTGCAACCGATGCAGCTAACGTATCACAAAAGGCTTTTATTGCCACGCCAATAGGTGCTGCTTTAGCAGGACTAGCAGTTGTCATAGGTGCTGCTACAACAGCATGGGCCTATTATAAAGGTACACAAAGTCAAGTGAGTGATGAGACTATGCAACAGAATCGAAAAACAGCTGAACTAGTTGCTAGATACGACGAACTGAAATCTATCGTTGACGATAACACTAAATCGGACAAAGAAGTTTCTGCTGCGAAATCAGAACTGGCGAATGTAATGGATCGACTCAGTGCCACGATGCCTGGTCTTGTATCACAATGGGATGAACTTGGTAATGCGAAAGAGCTGGATATTCAAAAAATTGAAGAATGGAAGACTCGATATTCTGAGAGTATCAAAATCGTCGAACAAGCGAATCTGGATGCTGCTACGAAGCGAAAAGCAGAGTTAGAGCAGGAGATTGCCTATACTGACCTTGCTATTAAAAACGCTTCAGAGAGCGACCTGAGTTTAGTTGATAAGGTATTAGGAAAAACAGCTCAAACCCTACGGGAAATGTGGGGGAATGAAATGATTTCTTTGGGAACAGAACTGTCCCAAGAAGAGCAAAAAATCCTTGCAAGTAAATCAGCCATTGATGCCCTTAATGGTGTCACAGAGGCAAGTGTAGCGGCGAATAGTAGATTGGCCACAGCCGCAGCAGATTCAGCGGATTCAATGGAGAATTACTCAGATTCAACGGACGCTGCCTCCTCATCAACAGAAGAACTATCTGATGAAGTTAAATCCCTCATAAAAGCGCAAGAAGAATGGGCATCAACAGTCAAAGGAAATAGTCAAACGGTTTCGGAACTAAACGGAGTACTAGATGAACTGGCAAAAGGTCAGTCCTTAAATGCTTCAAACGCTACAGATCTAATTAACAAATATCCTGAACTTGCATCAGCGATTTATAAAACTGCAGATGGATGGGCATTTGAGACGGATGCGGTTAACAATCTACGGAAAATGAAAATCCAGAAAGCTATTGATGACTTAAATTCAGAGAAATCGTCAGCATTTAATACAAAAGTAGCTACCGACGAAAGATTATCTGCCTATCAAATTGAAGCAGATGCTATTAAGAGCTTGGCACAGCTAAAGGCTCAGTTAAATGGTAGTAAGGCTATCACAGGAGATAACGTTACTCAAACCGGAGACGATCTCAAATACTTTAAATCCCAGTTTAGAGAAGCGGGTATTGCTCAAGCAGCAGCAGAAGCGGAAATTCAGAGCATTATTGATGATTACGATACAGCGGCTAAAGTTTACGATGATAAGATAGCTGCACTTAGCAGTATGTATCAAGATCCATCCTTTGGTGTATCTTCTAGTAAAAATTCTAAAGATAAAAGTGGTAGTAAGGATAAATCAAAATCATCAAATGCAGAAAAGGCAGAAAAGGCAGCAAAAGAAGCGGCTGCTGCACGCAAGGAAGCATATGATGAGGAAATGGATAACTTCCAGTATGTAGCAGAACGGCAAGGTTGGTCCATAGAACAACAGATTTCGGGTTACGAGCGGCTTAAGAATCGTCATAAGCAATACCTTGCCGAAGATAAAGACGCCTCAAAAGAATGGACTAGAGACATTCAGGCACTTAATGATAGTAGGTACAACGAAGATGTCTCGATTCTTGAGAAAAAAATCGAAAAAATGAGACAGGCAAATCTCCAAGAAATCGAAATGGTGAAGACATCACTTAATTTTTATAATAAAGAGTTGTCGAAGTCTTATTTAACTACAGAACAGAAAGCGGAAGCTCAAAAACAAGTATTTGATCTGGCGGTGAAATATAATGAGCTTCGTTACCAAAATTCCCAGACATGGATTGATAAAGAAGCCACTAAGATGGAGATGGCTGGAAAAAGTAAGATTAATATCATCACCATGGAACTACAAGCCTATGAACGCATGGCAAAAGATAAAAATCGAACTGCCGAGCAGAGCTTTGCGTTAGAAAAGCTGATTTACGAGCAAAAGAAAAGCTTGCTTGAGCAACAATATTCTGACTTTCAAAAGGATTTGAACCATAGAAAGGCTATGGGTCAGACTACTACCGAAAGTGAATTGCAGGACTGGTTGAAAATTCAGGCTATTTATCGTGTTGGTACAGATCAACGGATGGAAGCGGACGAACAAGTCTATGCACTACGTCAGAAGCTGATTGAAGACGAAACTAAGGCCGTTGAGACGTTGGCGAAAAATTATAAAACGAGCATCGAAGCCTCTAAAAACACAGCTATTAAAGCAATAGAGGAAGAACGGGATGCTTATGTTGCTGCGAAGGATGCTGAGATCCAAGCTATTGATGATTTACTTAGTAAGCAACAGGAATTAAATGAAGACCAAGACTACGAGAGTGCACTATCAGAAAAGCAAGCTAGATTAGCTTTGCTTGCCTCAGCCGTAGGACCGGATGGAATCGCAGAACGGAAACAGGTTCAAAAAGACATTGAAAAGTTGCAACTCGATCATGAGCGCACCTTAGCTAAGAGAAGCCTGGAAGAGCAGAAGCAAGCCCTTCAAGATGAAAAGGACGCTAAGAAGGAAGCCTATGACAAGGACATCGAAGCTACTAAAACACATTACGATGAGTTGCTCCAAGCACTTGAGGACTTTTCTTCCGATACTGCCAATCGAGCGGAATTGATGAAAAACATCCAAGTACTGAAGGAATCCGAGAAGAATGCTGAGATATTAGCTCAGTTGGATCAGTTTATTGCTGACTATCAATCAAAGATGAGCTCTATTACTGCACTAACACCTACTGTGAGCGGATCCACAGCCTCTTTATCAGTAGTGGGTACATCTAAGAAGGATTTAGATTTAATTGAGTACAACGCCAATAAGGATGCTTGGACAGCTGCGCAGTCGTCAGGAAATACAACGGAGGCGGCTAAGCTAACGGCAAGAAATGAAGAATTACGTAAATTGTATGGAATAACAAAGGATACCGGGAAATTGCAATCATTCCATACCGGTGGTGAAGTCAAAGGTGATTTCAAAGGGCAAGAAGTTATTGTAAAGGCTAAGGTTGGTGAGAGATTTTACACTGAACAGCAGCATGACAATCTTTTTAAAATGCCGGAATTTAAAATGCCTTCAATAAACTATTCACTGCCTCAATTTTCAATGCCAGCAGCGTCAGGGTCTTCGAATCCGCAGCATACAAGTACGACCAGCGTAACATTCTCAGGGGATACTTATATTGAAGATTCGTCCACAGCACGCGTGTATTGGAACGAAAGAGATAATTTTGTTCGCAGGGCGCAATCCAGAACAGGGGTGAAATAATTGATTGTAGCTACAGCAGACGGTGTTCCACTATCATCTATTGGGTTAGGTTTGAAATCTCATAACATTCCTGTTTTACCACCAACAAAAGATAATACACTAGAACTAGCAGATCGAGATGGAGCGTTAGACTTTGGCAGTACCTATGGACCACGAACATTTAACCTCGAATGCATCGTTATGGCTGATGATTCAACTATAGACTATCACAACAGAGTCGCCCAAGTGGCGGCTCTTTTTAATATCCGAAAAGGAGATATTGTATTTACTTTTTCGGATAGACCGGGGAAGCGATATATCGGACGATATGCCGGAACAATGGATATCCAGAAGATTATCTTTGATGGGGAATTAACGATTCCTATTACCATGTCTGAGAACCCTTTTCCAGAATCAGATGAAAAAGTTTATGAGACAACCATTACACAATCTCCGCAGACACTAAAAATTGTTTCTGATGGTGACGAAAGGGCCACACCATTGATCGTTCTGACCAATACCGGATTAAATACTATTCAGGGTTTTAAAATCATTAACGAATACGAACTATAGGAGCTGAGAAAAATGGCAATGCAAATATCTAACTGGCTATCAGCGGCACTTTTAAATGCTGCCTTTCGAAATGTGGCTTTTTCCCAACCTTCAACAGTCTATCTAGCTTTGTATACTTCTGATCCTACGCAGGCCGATACAGGGACAGAAGTATCTGGTGGATCATATGCACGAAAAGCGATCACCTTTGCTGTAGCATCATTGGAGAATGGAAAAATGACGGTTAGGTCATCTACTGATGTGGAATTTCCAATAGCTACGGCGGATTGGGGATTGGTGACACATGTCGGATTGAGAACGGCTTTAACAGGAGGGAATTTATTATGCTCTCAAGCCATCATTCCGCGGTCTGCTTTGATAGGAGATAAACCTAGATTTTATGCAGGATCAACTCTAATTCGTTTCGCACAATAACTAAGGTCAATAAGGAAGGAGGCTAATTAATGGCACAACAGCAAATGTATTCTGCGATAGCCAATTCGCCGGGCACGGAATTATCCGCGGCAATAACGGCAGCAGTGACGACTATACCCGTTGTAACCGGGAGTGTTTTACCAGAAGGTCCTAATATCATTACGATTGGTGTAGATGAAACGTCAGAGACCGTTCTCTATACGTCCAAAAGCGGAAATAGTTTAATCGGTTGTACACGCGGATTTGGAGGAACAACAGCAAAAGGATGGGCGGTAGCTTCACGCGTTGCCCGTTATTACACCGCCTACGATCACGAAGCATTTCGCAAAAACCTAACGGACCTTTCCGGAGTAACCTCGGAATCTACAACCGATGTCATCCTATCAGCGGGTCAGCAAATTCTAAACGCAACAAAGAACGCTAGACTACAAGGATTAAAGGTACAGGGTAGGACGTTAATAGATTTACTTGGTGGGGCTGGGAGTGGAGAGAGTTTAACGGGGTGGACTCCAACAGGAGCTAGTGTCAGTGTATCGAGCACACAGAAAAGAAGTGGCAATAGTTCTTTTAAAGTATTAGCTGGAGGATATGCAACAAGGGATATTCCTTTTGCTCTTGAAACATCAAAATCATATGTTCTTACTGCATGGGTGTATATCGAACGATATGTGTCCGGTATAGTGCCTATTCGATTCTATGATGTGGGAGGAATTGTTAATCAAAGATATCAAGTAAATGTAGATACTACAAAAGTGGGCTTATGGCAGCTTGTTTATATTAAAATCCCTACATCAAATACCTTGGTGGGTAATGGATTTCGATTGTATTTTGGTGCAACTGCCACGCCAGATGTTGATGTTTATTTCGATGATATCCGCCTTTACGCTGTCTCCGCAACAGACTATGCGGCCATTGGCAACACAATCACAGGTGAAGCTATAGACCGTCTCTTACCTTATGTACCTCCTGGTATTAATGGAGTAGATGGACTCTATGTGCGGCGATATGGTAGGAATCTCTACAACGGTGGTATTGCAAGCACTTTAACGGGCGTAAGTTATATTGAAAATGATTCTAATAGCGTTTCTGTAACGTCAGATGCAAATGGATTTCGATATGCAACTACAAAGAAATATCCTGTTTTACCTAACACGAGCTATACGTTATCTTACGTTGCTTCAATTATTTCAGGGATAGACGCACCAGTCATATCCGTGCGAAAAGGCAGTGACGGAACGGGAATATCTTCAGGAGTAAGTGGGACGGGGTTAAAGTCTGTAACGTTCAATACTGGAGCGGAAACGGAGGTTCAGTTCTTACTCTATGCTTCCTACAATACCTCAGCAGTCCAAACGAAGCGCTACGATAATATTCAACTCGAAATCGGCAGCACGGTCACCCCGTTCCAGCCACGCGAAGACAGCCTTATCGCCTTTAGCGGAGTAGAGTTACACGCTAACCCAACGGATGGCAGCGAACCGGATATCCTGCGTGAGGTTAACGGGCGGTATGAGGTATCGAGGTTATGGCGTAAGTTAGTGCTGGATGGGTCCCTGCCGTGGGCTTTTCAGGAGGGATGGACAGGGTTTAAACGAGTCAAGTTAGCGAGTGGAGTTAACGTTCTATCAAATACTTCTTCTTCTGCTATCACTAAATTTAATGGGGTGCCTTTAGCCCAAGCGTTATCTGATGCCTCTTCATATTCCGCGGCAGATGTATTTCGAACGACAACAGGAAGCATAGTTCTTACGCTAACTATAGCTAGTGCCGATTCCGGTTGGGGAGACTCCTATACACCGAGTGTTGACGAGATGAAGGCTTATTTTAACGGGTATCAGATGGGTAGTGTGTCAGGTGCGACGTTTACTACTCCGTATGTCAGTGGTACAAAAGCATGGCGATTTGTAATGGGAGATACCAGTACAGGAACGAGCACCTTGCCTACTGACCAGAACTACGGACATGTAGGATGGAAACCTTATCAACTTCTATACCGCCTTGCAACTCCTGTAACTGAAACAGTGCAGGAGGATGGCAGCCTATCACTAATTGAAGGAGATAACTTTATAGAGGTAGGTAGTGGGTATGTATCGCGGGAGCGGATAACACCGTACCTATGGAATAGTTACTACGAGTCTAACATTAGTATCGTAGGTATGGAGTCAGCAAAGCTCAAGTACAAAGTTTTTAGCATAATGTCCGTTTACGAGTCATCACGCCTATTCCAGAAGTGGCGGAGAATAACATTCGGACTAGCAGATACGTTATACGGCGAGAGATTTAACATTGCGCAAGCGGATTATGATTCATCGCAGCCTTACAGCGTCTCTTACATCAAATTGGATAAATCACCAATACCTTCAGTTACAGGATTCTACGCAGCCTCTGAGAAGGCACAGTTGCATGATTTAACAGACGCAGTGACAGAGATAAGCTCAACCGTTAGTGCATTAGCTGCCAAGAAAGCAGAGAAAGACACTCCTGCATGGTTATACCCTACATTGCTTAATGGATGGGTGCAATTTACCTCAATTATCTCTAGTGCTAGTTTCTACAAAGATAGTTTTGGAATAGTACATGTTAGAGGAACCATCAGTAGTGGAGTGAGTGCAGCTGATACCCTATTATTTATGTTGCCTGTAGGATATCGCCCTGCTATCCAGACTGTAGTAACTGCATCATCTTCTAACGGAACCGCGATGTCTACGGGTATTATGGACATCACTACAAGCGGTAGAGTAAGTTTAGGAGCTTCAGGGGGAGTTTTTTATAACGGTTTATTAGTTTTAGATTTCAGTTTTTCAACAGTATAAAGGAGGGATGAAATTGAAACTAGTACCTAGAACAGAGCTAGAAGGTCAGTATATAGATGATGTATCAGTGGACGATTCCTTTACAGGGGTCGTCCCTATTTATGCCCAGCCAGAGCCAGAAAAAGTGCCTGAGCTGCCGGAAGACGAAGAGATCAAATATGAGCCGGACGTACCAGAAGAACCAGAACAGCCAAGAGAGATCATCGGTTATCTAGTAGGCATTCCATTGCCGACCGGGTTGTATCATCCGAAATTTGATCTATTAGCATGGGATGCATATCAGGACGCTGTACTAGAGGCACAGAGTGACTATGTAGATGCAATGCATGATTGGCAGGAGAGTTATGCAGAAGGCGTAGAGCAAGGCGAGCAGCCTATTTATACGTTACCTACGATACCAGACAACCTTTGGGTCGAAGGCTTAACACCAGAAGAGATTGCGGAGTTGACGAAGCCCGGGGAACAGACGGAAGTTGAAAAGCTGAAGTTTGAAAATGAAGCTTTAAAAAAGCTGATAGAAGATAAAGACCGGGAGAACAAAAATGCACTTTTTGAAATTTACTCTATCTTGTTAGGCGGTGAGTGACGTTGAACGTCATCAGCCGCCTTTTATTATGGCTATTGTTGAAGTCCGGGAAAGGAGGTGGAATACAAATGATTATCGTTATGGCATCGCTCATTATCTATGGAGATATTACAATTGCTCAAGTTCCAACTGGCTCCAAGGCTGCTGTAAAGACGCGGCTCGCGACTCTTGGATATGACGAGAATGGCACGCCGTTAAAAATAGAAGAATAAATATTGAGTCATCACAAGCCCTCGAAGTTTCCGGGGGCATTTTTTTACGTATGGAAAATTTTCCTGACCAGAAAGGAGAGGGGTTATGTTCGGGGGTGCGTTTAATCGATTACCTTTTGATAGACCATTTCAACAGGAACTATCTTTCTCAGTTAATTTCGACATCATCACTGAAGTTGAATCTAAGCTTAATCTAGATATGGCTATTCCTGTAGTTGTTGAGTTTATCGCAGAATTCAATTCTGAAATGATACGTGAACAATCATTTCGAGCAGAGTTTGAGACTATGCTTAATTTTGAAACAACTATGGTTAGAGAACAGTCCTATAATGCTTTATTCGAACTTGCGCTTGAGGTTCAGGCAACAGTGAAATATACACATACCAATGAAATCATTTTTACGGGTGGGTTCGCACCAGGTGAGCGAATAGTTATTGATACCAAAAAAATGAAAATAACCAAGAATGGGAAAAACGCACTTCACTTGATGGATGGTGACTTTTTTGATCTCGTATTTGGAGAAAACAAGATCACATATACCGATCAAGAAATAACTAGATCTGTACTTGCGCGCGTTACTCATCGAGATAAATACCTATATTAAAGGAGGTGCACTTTTGGACTACCTTCAGTCTTATGATAAGAACATGAAGCGTGTGGGGATTTTAAATGATTCATATGATATCCAACGGAAGAGACGGATCAATTCGGATTACGAGATATCTTTCTTGGTGCCCATGAATTCAGAGGATTACCAAGAAAAATTGTTGATTAAGGGTCACGTTAAGGACGAACGGGGTCAATTTTACGTTGTCAATAGCAGATCCAGAGTAAGAGAAGATCGTAAATTAACTGCCTCAATCATGTGTACACATGTGATGTTTAAACTAACAGATTTCAAGTTTCCATATTCCTTATATATTGATGAGGCTTACGGTGTTCCTATTTCTCGACTGACCAATCTAATTACTGAGGCAACTGGTGGAAGATTCACCTTTTCAATCGATGATACTTTCGATCTTCATGACGTAAAAGATTTTGGACAAGGAAATTGTCTTCAAGCACTAAATAAGATCGTGGAGATGTATGGATGCGAAATTGAGCCGGATAACTTTGTAATCCACCTTAAGAAAAGAATCGGCAGAGATAACGGTCTCCAATATCGCATCAAGAAGAACATTATTTCAGATCAATTTAAGGATGATTCAAGTTCGCTTGTAACGCGCTTATTTTGTCAAATGAAAGATGGTAGAACATGGATAGGTGAATCAGCATCTATCTTAACAAATGAGGAGAGGGCACTACTAGAGGTTGTGCCTGGGGCAATTGTTAATGGTGTGTTACAAGTGAATTATTTAATTTCTCCTTATGCTTCCACCTGGGCGAGCAATTCAGTTCCATACTTTGATGGTGAAATTATCGAACAAGATATAGAAAGTGTCTCGGATCTTCTGGAAGTATCACGAAAGACTTTAAGAGAAAAGGAAATCCCAACATTTGAAGTCACTGCTGATGGTGCGGATTTATTTAAGATTGATAAAGAAGAGCCTAAACCCAATCTTGGAGATACCGCCTATTGCTATGATCCAGATATGGAAATGAAGAATTTAAAGGCTAGAATAACTGAACTCACAGAATATCCTTTCACTAAAGAGAAACACGCCCAAGCAACCATAGCAAATGTGATGTTAAGAGACTATGACGATATCATAGCTGACCTTGATAAAAGCAAGAAGCTAGTAGATAACTTATATTCTAACGGACGCATCCGAACAGAGCTTTTTGAAGCTGGGGCCAAGCAAGTAATTACAGATATTAATAACTCGAAAACTGAACTTATCTATCCAGAAGATGGCGGGATATTGGCAAGGGAAAAAACAAATCCATTACGACAAGTTCGCCTTACATCGGCGGGATTGGGCATCTCAACGGATGGATGGCAAACTGTGCGTTCTGCTGTAACGGCAGGCGGTGTCTTAGCTGAAACTGTGATTGGACAGTTTGGTAGCTTTGTTTCAATGTTGATCGGAACTGGAAATGCCGTTACTCAAATTAATACTAATGGTATAGCAGCAGGACACGCAAACTTCACCGAAGCGCCTTTTCGAGTAGATATGGCTGGCAACTTGGTAGCTAATAAATTGACAGCAAACTATGCCTCAATAGCGAATTCTAACTTTTCTGGTGGGGCTATTGTAGGGTCATCCATCAATGTAGGCAATGGCAAATTTGTAGTTAATTCCTCGGGCAGTGTTTATGCAGCTGATGGAACCTTCCAAGGAACCATTAATGCTAAAGGTGGAAGTTTTGAAGGGACAATCTATGCAGGTGGAGAAATCGTTGGGGGGATTATTACAGGTGCTCTTCTGAGAACAAGTGCGATCGGAGAAAGAGTAGAGATGAGTTCAGGAGGATTAAGATCCTATGACTCCAATGGAGTTAAGCGTGTAACGATCTCAAACGATGGTTTACACAAATATTCAGGTATTGGTTTTTGGTCGCCGAGTGGAATAGAGAGAGCGGGAATGTATGCTGAAGAATATCTTTCCTTTCTATATGCTCAGGGACCACTTCAAATTCTTTCCTTTGGAGATCGGGTGTTCTTTGCTGGTTCAGTTGATTTTTCAAGTGCCAATGTATATGGGCTTAAAATTCCCAGTATAGAAAACCTCCAGTCAACTTTAGATGGATTACAAATTGCGTTAGGCAGTAAGGCTGAAAAGAGTCAAGCGGGATATAATCTTGCATTTGACAATACAAGTCGTAACTTAAAGATGTTTAGCAACACAGGAGCTCTTCTTGCACAAGTAAACATTCCCTCATAAACTATATTGAAACTTCTAACCCTTTATTGCGATAATACAGATAAGAAATATTTACTAATAAGGGGTGTTTTAGTTGAAAAAGTTCATCTCAGGAATAATTATCGGAGGATTGATATTCGGTGCAGTGCCTGCACTTGCTTCAAGTGGTTTGGTGGGTCAAAAAGTCCAAGGTATATTTTCGATCGAGAAGAGTGGGAATAAAATAGCCGAAGCTGTCGTTATTAACGGATCGGCTTATGCTCCAGTTAGAGCGTTGGCAGAGGCAACAGGTACAAAGTTGACTGTTGAAGGGAAGAAAATAATCATGGGTAATTTAAGTTCCTCAGTTATGATTGATGGAGTGGAGTATGATCTTAAAATTAAAATTACAGGCGAAATTAATACATTAAAAGAGAATATTGCGTGGTATGAATTCAATATCAAAGGAACACAAGAAAATGAAATAAAACCTGCAGAGGAAAATTTAGTTAAGGCAAAGATTTCCGACAACGGAACACCAGAAAGCGCTTTGGTAATATCTAGTATTGAACAACGAATTAAGGAAAGTAAAGCACACATTGCAGAACAGCAAAAACTAATTGATCAAGCGAAAGCAGATATAGAGAAACTACAAACTCAAATAAAAGATCTCGAAGGCACAAGTAAGAAATGAAGAAAAAGATCATAATTCTAACTTCTACTGTAATTGCGTTGCTTATCGCATTTTTAGTGATAGACCATTTAACAAATGATCCTAAGAAAAGTGCATATGAAAGAGCAATGAGTAAACCAGTCCCAACATCTTCAGTGGAGCTTTTCGAAAAGGAGACGTTCGAAATTGTCCGGATTTACGATGAAAAGTCAAAAGATCTTCTTCCATTAACCGAGGATGAAGAAACCATATTAAATGACTACTATAACAATTACTCAAGGAATCCTAGGTTGAGTGGTGAACAAGAAAGTATATATTCAAAGATTGTTGTATTAGAGACAAGTTACTATTTATTCATCAGTTCTAAAGACAGTAAAGAAAAAGAAGATATAAAAACAGCTAATGAAGCAATCACATCATTCTTTAGTTATCTTGAAGGTTTGAAGACAAATAAACCGTAGTACTACAGTATATAAACAAATATATTCTATAACTAAGAAAGCCTCTCCAATATTTTGGAGGGGCTTTTACTTTTGTCCGGAAGGAGGAACAGAATTGGTAATTATAAAAAAACTTGAATTAGCACTTGATCTAACGAGACCAGCTGAAGAGTTGATTGAAGCGATTATAACAGTATTAGAATTTTACCCCGGGCGACAATTTGAGATTTTGCAGCAAGTTGATCATAAAGTCGGTGAAATGTTAGGCGCATTGCAACCAAAAGAAAATTCAAAATTAGAACCAGCAGTACATTCGGAAAAACAATAGAAAGGGGGCGAATTGTAATGACTAAATCTCAAATTGCTGCGTCAACAGTAGGCGCTGTGCTTATTCCAACATTTGATTTTTTATACGGGGAGGCGGACGCTGTCGTAACCATCATGGTCGCACTTTTATTTTTTATTATCATGGATTGGTTATCTGGTATTCGAGCTGCCAAAAAGGATAACACATATGCCAGTAAATATGGAATTGATGGAGTCTTTCGTACGTTTTTCATGTTGCTACTACCCGCAGGTGGACATCTGCTTGATATGGTGTTTGGGTTGCCTGGAGCGATATTTGGTGCATTATCCATTGGAACCTTGTACCACGTTTTACAGAGTATGACGGCAAACTCAATTCGGGCAGGTTGGGGGGATTCACTCCCATTGCCAGTCTTGGATGTAGTACTTAAGTGGGTAGGTAGTGAGTTGGATAAGAAGGTTAAACGCGCTGCCAACAGAAAGGGGGACGATGAGTAATGTCTCTGACGCTGGATCAAGTAAAGAGTAAATCATCTACGAGATTGATAGGATTGCACCCGGTAGTAATGGCTGCTGCGACAGTTTTAATTGAGCGCTGTTACACTCGGGGAGTGCCTATCTTGATAACTCAGGGGTTGCGGACAACAGCTGAGCAGAATGGACTATTTGCTCAGGGACGGACGCAAGCAGAGCTTAATGCAGCTGGATTATCGAGCGTTAAGGCACAGCCGGACAAGCCAAAGGTCACCAATGCCAAGGGCGGGACCAGTTATCATAACTTTGGACTAGCCATCGACTTCGCATTATTACTACCAGATGGGAAACAGGTATCA